GGGAAGAGGACGTGGTGGGGGGAGAGGAGGCCAGAAACCCCCAGGGGTTCGGACTTCTGGAGGCTGGGTCACAACAACGGCTCCGGCTAAGTAGCCTTGTGTGACTACTAACGCGATTGTACCGTCGAAGGTCCCGTTCCCATACCCTGAAGTGATGACTGTTCGGATCGCCATCTAGGTTGCCCGCGTGAGTGCCGTAGGATTGGTGTCATCGTCGAGAGTGTGAGTCATCAATGCTGTGCTGCCGTCAACCTTCCGCGTAGTCCGGGTCGTATCGGAAATTGCGAAGTCCATCACGAATTGACCGAGCATATAAAGCATCTGTTCCCGCGTAGGGATTGTCCCATCGGCCGGGACACTGTCTGCTATTTGAGTCGTCCATGCTGTGTCCACCTCAGTGTTGACGTTGGCAGTGGAAATGTCGTTCAGTCCATCAATCAGAGCCTTTAGCGCACCAAGACCGTCTGTCCCGTTGTCTAGGTCTGTCTGGATGGCATCGATTAAAGTCTTGAGCGCTCCAAGCCCATCTGTGGCATTGTCCAAGTCGGTTTGAAGTGCGGCAATCTCAGAAGCTGTTACCCCGAAGGACCCTGCTGCTACGTGATCTGCTTGGGCTTCATCCCAAACAGTGTCCGAAATGGCAACAGCCGAAACGGCGGGAGCATCATTTAATGCCGCGATAAGTCCTGGCACATCATCCGTTTGGAGTTCGTTCGTATCAGCCACGATTAAAACAGTTTCTGCTTTAATCGCGATAATGTCTGCCGCGATATCTACCCCTGCGGCATTAGTAATCACTGCCGTTTCTATGTCATCGACGTTCGTATCGATGATATCTTGCTTCGCCTCCGTAGCCAATAAAGCGTGAGCAGTATCCATCTCAGCCTTGGTTGGGCCGCTTAAAACAACATTGTCTGTTCCTCGCATGGCTGTGGTGGGAATGGCAGCGATCTCAGTTGCGATCTCTCCAAATGATCCTGCTGTCGCATGGTCTACCTGGGCTTCATTCCAGACTTGATCTGCAATTGCTGCTGCTGTTGGGTCATTGAGGTCCGCCGGGATCACTGCATCGTAATCGGTCAGGGCCGTGTCCGCTTCCGTGTTGACATCTAGTTTCTCCTGAGCGCTCAGGGCCACATTGCCAGTCTTGGCTCCAATATCCGAGTCCATTCTACTATTGACTAAAAAATTTGGCACAGTTCCAAGCCATGAACCTACATCAACACGCGCATTAGAATCAAATCCAGATGCAGATGCGCCAAATAACGCATCGTATATCGATTCAGCAACTACATGGTAATCATGGCGTACAGCTAAAGCTCCAGAGACATGAACATAAGCTGTAAGTTGGCCAACAGTATTCGTGTCAATCGCATCAAGCTCACAATTGTAAAAACCATCAGCGTCATGGGCTGCTGCAGTAACATCGCTTTTTTGAGCACCAACTTGCCCATTCTTCGATAGTCTTACATCTGCTTGAGCAATTGTTAAAGCAGTCTCTTCGGTATCACCATCTGTATTATCTACAAAAGGGCCGATTAGAATATCAATAGCAGTAGATTTTTTAAGAAAGCCACCAAATCCCATTAAAAGTTCCTCTGTCTGTGGTGATAAACTATTAACATTATACCAGCTGACCTGTCTAGTGCAAACTTAAATACTCCAAACACACCACGAAATTGATTAACTGTTGGCTTAATAGATGAATCAATAACAGGTTGAAACTCTCCGAACACTGACTGTATTTGATTAGAGGTGAAAGCCATTAAGTAATCTCTGGCCGAGGATCACAAAAGAAATTGTTGGTAACACCACTTTCTTTCGTTTTACCGTAGTAACATCTTAAGTACGCTAGGCCAGATTGCGAAGGTGCCACTGTAACTGTAAGTGTTTGCCAGTCAGTTGACCCATTCATATCAATAACTTCTGTTGATTTAATGATACGACGGAAATTATTGCTGGCATGACCCCAGTATTCAAGTTCAATCCATAACTCGGTAGCTAGAGGATCAGCAGTCCAATCAGCAGTAGCGTTTGGTCGGAAATATACCGTGTATGTTTTTGAATCAGTGTTTGCATAAAACGCATGTTCAAATAACTTCAATATGGAGAGGTCCCATTTTATACCCATCTTAGTACTTGGAGTTACTTTTATAGATACTGATCCTCCACCCGATCGTACAGTTCCGACATCCGACTCAATAACTTGAACATTGGCACCACCACCAAAATAATGATACTGAGCCGTATCACCTATAACACCATCGTGATCTTCGCTGAATACACTCGATGCACCACTTCCAGTATTAGCATTAAGTCCAATCTCAGTAGTCGCACCTAAAATACAATTGCGTAGAAAGATCTGACTAACTTCATCTGCAGCATCTGGAGCTATGTCATGGTCTGTATGACCTTTAAACTCACAATCAATGCATTGTATCCAATTCCACCGTGACTTAGAAATACCACGACTACTAGCGACTGAATTACCGTCTAGTAAACAATCCCTTAAAATAGCATGGTAAGCACCACCACCAGTAAACTGGTTTCCTAAATTAACTACATGGTTAAAAAATCTACACTTAACAACATGTACCCAAGCGCAATCATCTGATTGGTTGAGCCCTAGATCTCCAGCTCCGTTCCCCTCGAATACACAATCTTTGAATACTTTACCATCGGCTGTATCAATTTCCACGTTTCCGTTTGCGTCGGTCCCACGTATGTGGATACCTTGAATCTGCCATTGGCGATCAGTATCAAAATTCCATTGAAAGTTGCCAGCAGCAGTATTCCAAATTGGATTGGCTTTCATGTTTGTCATTGTTTTACTGGAGCCAGCTTGAGCTCCTTTATAAGGTAGAAATAAAGTAGCAATCTCACTAGAAGCACCACTAATACTGTCTACTTCATACGCAAAGTCATCGGCATCATCACCAGATGCATAGATTACGTCGCCAGCAGCAAGTACGCTAGAAATATCAGCTGAAAAAGTAATTGTTTTAGAACCAAAAGTTAATGTAGCTGTCGCTGTTGCAGAAAGATCAACATCATCGCTAAACTCATTAGCGTTATCAGCCTTAATTTTTATCGGATCTACCTTGGTTCCATCACTTGTAAAGACTAGATCAGTTCCGTCATCAATTGTGGTAGCTCGTCTAACAATACAAATATCACCTGCTACACGAGCATTCTCTGTAAACTGATCTATATCCAGCCATGCAGCTCCAATGCTTGTGCCAGCAGATCCATTATTGCCAGCATCACCATCAACGTAATACGTTGTACCAATCGGATTGCGGTTAACCTGCCCACTAGCACGAGCATTGATTTCAATACCAAGTATTTCAACTATATCTATGAGTTGAACATCTTTAGATATGTAAAATGCTTGCTGATCAAAAACCTCGTCCTCAACCTGTGCATCAGTCCAGTCAGGATATGCTTCGATAAAATCTTGCCGGATGGAATCAGGCCTATTAACAGCGCGATCAAGATCACCACCACGCTTCTCAAGTTCAATACGTTTAAGATTATGAGAAACCAACATTTGGTCAAGCTGGTGGTCATGCTTAATATGAAAGCTATGTCTACGAACTCTAGCTTCTTGTGCAGGAGGTAAAGGCATTATGAGTAGTTAGTGAATTCAATCATGACGGTGATAATAGAGATCAGAACGTGCTCACACCAAGATTCCCAACTGGGATACGGAAAGTGTCCCCTGAGTTCGTGATTCGGTTCGAGAAGAGGGGTCCTCCCCAAAGAAAGTTCCCGTCGATTGGACGGTCCCAAAGACCAACGTGAGTAAGAATAGCAGCTGGGATCTCGGGAAATTCAAGTATTGTGTCGTTTTCTGCCCTCTCTTCGGAAGCTTCGTTAAAGGTCGCGATCTGTCGCATGTACCTTCTACCTGAGATTTCGTTGGAGCCAGTCTTTTCAGGGTCTCCCGAGTGAAGAGAAACAAAGACGACCCCGATCACGAGCTCTTCATTCCGTAAGATCTTGTTTAGAAGCTTGTTAGCAAGATAGGTAGAAAGGCTCATTAGAGCTCATACTCTGTGTGTAGAGATTTCTTTGCTCGCCCGTGTTCGTCTCGTTCAGTGATCTCTTGCTCGAACATGCGTGTTTTTCTAGGTGATGGTTCTTCTTTCGTAGGAACGTCTTCAGAAAAACCATTTTTTGAGTGAAGCTTGTCTGACTGATTCTTCTGAAGAGAAAGAACCCCCCGAGCAAACGCTAGTGAAAGATGTCGTGGAGGAAAGCTTCTCCCGAAGAGGAAGGCTCGCTCGATGCGTGCTGATAATTGCTCGAGGGACTCTTCTTGAGAAGAGGATTCATTCATCTCCTGGGAGAGTAGATCCGAAAGTTCAGAAAGGGCTCGGATTGAGTACTGACGAGACCAGTCTTTGTAGAGAGGAGAGTTCTTATCTCCAAGGATTTCTTTGGAGACATACTCGTTTAGGACAGACGAAAAGCGTGAGATGAGCCTTTCCCGAAGAAGAAAAAGATCAGACAATTCTTTTGCTTCAGTTATTAAGAGACTGGTCTTTTCTTCTTCCAGGAAAGAAAGATAAAGGCGTTCGAACTCGCGTTTGTGTGAGGATAGACTAAGAGTTTCCTCTTCAAGAGGAGGGTCTTCAGGCACGGGAGGATTAGTTGGCTCTTCTGTTTGGACCTTCTCTCCGTCGGAGGTTGGAAGGAGACCAGACGGTGCCCAGTACACATCACCCCAGGCGACAGGATCCATCTTACGTTGTAGACGTGCTTCATTGATCGTGAGGATTCCATGAGAGACGTCGTTCTGCTGACGGAGTGCGATGTCGTTGTTGTTGTCTTGGAGGGCTTCGATCTCTGTAAGATCGTATGCAGCGAAGAGGTCGTCCTCTCCGAACATAGGAATGAGCATTTCGTTCAGGCGACTTTCACTGAACTGAAGCTCTGGGACGATCGTATTGCGCCAGAAGAGACGTTCGGCTGCGTTCACATTCTCGTATGTAGAATGCTCCAAGTCCTGCATGAGTATCTTCGGGACACCATATGAGCGCGAGACTTCTTCAAGGGACCAGCGAAGGGTTTGTAAGAACTCCATGTCTTTGTTGGAGAGACCGAGGCTCTTGATGTCCTTGACTCCGCTGAGAATAAGCGGAGTGTGAGATTGTTCAGGTCCAGAGTATTTCTTCTTGATACGGGCTTGGATCTCTTCGACTTGTTCGTCAGTGATTGCGTCCTCGGCTATGACGCCAGTATCGGAGAGGATACCGTTTTTGAAGACGTTTCTGTTATGGCGGACTCCGTCTTGTGCTGTGTCCGCGGCGAGACGGGTAGGAGCGAGCGGAGAGAGACCAGAGAGCTCAGAGAGAGGATTGAAATGACGGAACCAGACTACTTCGTTTGGGGTGAAGGTTTTGTCAGGGCCTCGATCTTGGCGAAATCTGAAACCTTTCACGTAGGTGTCTGGGTCTCCTAGGACAGTCATGCGATCTGGGCGATAAAGCCAGATGTCGGTTGGGACAAGCGAATCAGTGCGTTGGACAATCCAGAACGCGCTGCCCCAAAGGTCAAGGTGAACGCTTGTAGCGAAGCGAAGATCTCGCTCTGTCCAGAAGGGATTGACTTTGTGAAGGAGAAGGGAGAGGGGATGGGATTTTTCGACTTCCTTGGAGGATGTGTCGGAGAGTCTTCTGTAGATCTTGAGTGGAGGGCGAGAGAGAGCGTTCGCGCGGAGACGGATCGCGGAATAGATGAGTGGAGATGTCGCGTAGTATTCACCGTAGACAGTTGGAGCGAAGTCCGGGCCTACGCCGTAGGTTTCGCTGGCGGGGGTGATCAGTGATTCCACGGAGCGAGTGAAGCGTTGAGGAGTGATGACATTCTTACAGAGATGAGGGAGCACGACTGGACCAATGCGCTGGACAGTCTTGTTACAGGATTGGCAATTCATGTCCTGGCCGTTCCGAAGTAGAGTGCTTCTTCTGGATGAAGATAAGACCAACTCATGTTATTGCCGCAATTGACACACTCGTAGAGGTCGATGATCGTTCCTTCTTTGATGATGTTTTTGAGCCTCTTCCAGTTCTTTTTTCCATGACAGCTTATACAGACTGGAGGTATTTGTGAAGGATTCGGTATTGTAGTCATGCTCTAGTCATGTCTACCAGATCCTAAGACCGATGGGACGGAGCTTCGCGAATGCGCTGGAGACTGCGTCTACCTGATCGTCATGACTACCCATTGGGAACCCTTCGACCTCGTCCAGAAAGTCAGAGAGCCAAGGTCCGCGCAAGATCACGATGTTACCGATCTCAGCTTGTGAACTGAGTGGACGAGCTCGTTCTTCCTTGCTCCCAGTGTGACGATCACCTTTCACCGCGTAGCCAGGAAGAACCGTCCTGATATAATGATGAATGGTATTCACGCCGGATGCGCCTGGTTCTTGTTCTATCCATATGGGTATGCTGGTGCCGTCACGGGTTGCTGTCTTCTTGATGAGCTCCTCGACGCCTCCGGGAGTGGAGCGAGCCCGCTGGATGTCAAGGAGGTAGTAGCGACCTTCACGGGTCACACCGAGGAGTGCTCCGACTGTGTAGTCAGGGTCCTTGCCGCGTTTGAACTCGGTAGCTGCAAGATCCCAGTAGCGGAGTTTGCGGAGAGGGATCACACCAGTTGTGGTCGTGGAGTCTGAAGGAAGTGAATCAGTGATTGGGAACCACTCCCTCATGAACATGCCTCCAGCATGACGAGCTTCCCAGGAACCATCTAAGAGCTGAGCACGAGTGATTGGGTCGAGCTCCATGAGAGACCGAGTGTATTCTTCTCGATTGAGAGAAGGGTTATCAGACAAGCGCGCTGGGATGAAGACTCGGCCATTCGCGCGGCCTTCAGTGATAAAGCGTTGTTTGACCCAGTCGTGGCCGATTCCACCAGGGTTAGATGCACTACGCATGCGAAGGGGCACATCGATAGATTCACGTTTGCGGAGACGAGAGAAGAGGTATCGGTATTGGTCCTCTGAGAACTGAGTGAGTTCATCGAATCCCCAGTATTGTGCTTCAGTCCCTTGGTACTGGTAGATGTCGTCTTCGTGTTCGAGGTAACCGAACTTGAGGATGGCACCAGAAGGGAAACGCCATTCTTTGCGCTCGCCGTTCCATTTCGCGTCGGTAGGGCGAAGCCATTCATGAGAGAGCGGGATGAGGGAACCGGGCTTGGAGAGATCTGCGAACGTACGGCGGAGTAAGACAGCAGCATATCCAGGAGTTTCGGCGTACTGGAGAGCTCCCATGAGAAGGGCAGCAGTCTTTCCTCCGCCTGCAGAGCCTCCGTAAAAGGCTTCACGGCAGGAGAGCCAGAGGAAGGCTTGTTGACGGGTGTGAGGAAGGGCAGGCATGTACTTGTTTATACGAGGCTTGAGAGCTTCGATGACGTCCTGGGAGAGAGCTGATTCGTCTTCGAGGAGAGTAGATTCTTCCTCTAGTAGGTCCCATTCAGATCGTTCGGGGGCCTCTATGTTCTTATTCATAGAGGATCTCGGCCTCTACATGGCCGTTTGTCGAGAGGGTGTCTTCTGGTATGTGCTCCTCTTCACCAGGAACGGGCTCCTCGCTGGAGGGAAGCATGCGAGACTCGCCTTCAACTACCTGAACATCGAATGCAGCGGCTTCTCTCAGCGTCCTGAGTACCTCGAGCGCACGTGATTGGTCATCGGGGATAGCAGGAGCGAGCTGAACGGGCCCTCCATTAGGTCCACTGAGTTCAACAGGCGCCATGGGCTTTCCGAATCCTCTATCTAATAGCTCCTTGGCGGCGG